ATGAGTGTATTAGAAAGCACAAAAAAAACCGCAGTAAATTGGCATAAAGCCGACATCCTTGCGGAACTTAAAAAGAAAGGCTGGACATTACGTTCTTTAGCGGCTGAAGGCAATGTGAGTTACAGCACATTAAAAACGGTTTTTGATAAGTCTTACCCGAAAATGGAACGACTTGTTGCCAATGCCATTGGAATCGCTCCTGAGATTATCTGGGCTGAACGATTCGCAGAGCGTAATAGAAAGCCAGTCCTAACTAATAAGTTTTAACATCATAAATGAAATTGAACTTAAAAGATACAAAAAGGAACATTTATGGTTGGTCTAGAGTTAAAAACACATTATTCAGTTTATGAATATGCCGAATTCGGAGTATCGGGTTTGCCAAAAGCACCTAAAAATATCCAGGCATTTTTTGAACGAAATAAATGCAAGGCTAGAAAGCGTCAAGGGCGAGGCGGTGGCGTTGAATATGAATTAGCTAGTTTGCCAATGGATCTTCAAACCGAAATTAGAAACAAATTCACGGAGGCGGTTGTTGCAACAAAACTAAAACAACTCCCAACGGTTAAAAATCTGAACCTTGCCGACCTCACCACTAAACAGCGCGAAATTGCTGATGCACGCATGGCTTTAGTGGCTTATGTGAGCGAATTGGAACAGGTGCAAAGCCGAATCAAAGCCATTACCCGCCTATGCAATGCGGCAAAGTGCGGTGAAATTTCTGAAGATTTGATGGCGTTAGTATCCAAAGCTAACAGCAAAAACGGCAATAACTGCGGCCGTGTGTTATCACCAAGAACACTGAATCAGTGGGTGATTGATTATCACAAATGCAAAACAGCGGAAGAACGTTTGCGTGCTTTGGCACCGAGTCAACGCCAGGCGCAAAAGTTGGAAGAATTGGCGTGGTTGCCTGATTTTTTGGTGGCTTATCGCAACACTAACGGCGTAAACGTAACCGAGGCTTACGCAATTTTTAAAGCGCACTGGCAGGCGCACTATGCTGACCAGCCATTAATGATGGCACGTTTGCCAAGTCTTGACAGAGTGCGTCGCGGATTATCCAAACTGCCACGCCACATTCGCGAAATCGGTCGTAAAACAGGTGCAAGCCTGCGCGCCTTAAATACTTACGTTAAGCGTGATTGGTCGGTGTTAAAAGCGAATGATGTGTGGGTTGGTGATGGTCACTCTATGAAAATGAAAGTGCAACACCCTGATCATGGTCGCCCGTTTATCCCCGAATTGACGTTAGTCATGGACGCACCTAGCCGTTTTATTGTTGGTTGGTCGGTCAGTTTGGCGGAAAACGCGTTAGCTGTTGCGGACGCTATCAGAAACGGAATTGAGAACCATGGCATACCGGCTATCTATTATTCGGATAACGGGGGCGGTGAAAAGAACTGGACGTTAGATGCCGACATTACGGGGATTTTGCCCCGCTTGGGCATCAATCACCAAACAGGGATTCCGGGCAACCCACAAGGGCGCGGGATTATTGAGCGGGTGAACCAAACATTAGCGATTCGCATTGCCCGCCAGTTTGAAACCTATCACGGACGTGGCGCAGACCGCGACACCGTGCGACAAACCTCCACGGCAGTGATTTCGCTTGATAAAGCGATTCGCCAAGGGCGCACCGAACTGACCAACAAACAACGTTGGGCGGTGGGTAAATTGCCAACATGGAAACAGTTTATTGATGCGGTGGAAGAAGGGATCCGTTGGTACAACAACGAACATATCCACCGTGAAATCGGTTGCACACCGGCACAAAAACGCCGTGAGTTATTAGCCGACACTGAGTTGTTATTGATTACCCCAATTGAAGCACGTGATTTATTCCGGCCAAGCGTACTACGCAAAGCACAACGCGGTTGGGTATCGGTGTTTAACAATGAGTATTTTAGTCAAAAACTGCTTGATGTGGATGGAAAAAGCGTACAGGTGGCAATTGATATACATAACCCAAGTGCGGTCATTATTCGCGACGAATCAGGCGCGTTTATTTGTGAAGCGATTTTAGATGGCAACAAGCGTGACGCATTCCCATTGAGTTATGTGGAAAAAGCACGCAAAGACAGACACCAACGCCGTGCGAAATTAAAACAAGAACAACTGGACGAAATTAATGCGGAATTGAATCCGGTCATCAGTATCGCCCAAAACCAAGGCGCAGAGCTATTACACGGCTTACGCGCAAAACAAGTTAACCGCTTTGACGAGGACGAAGAAATTGCGTTGTTGCCAAGCGAAATGAGACGCCAACAACGCAAGATGGCAGGAGGTTAGATTATGACAAGACGAATTATTAAAAAAGTCCACTGCGGGCGAGTTGAATACAACAAGAAACCGCATTTTTCTTACCGCCTCATTGAATGGGAAGGGAAAGCAGTTGAAGTGAGACAAGCCCAAGAATTTTTAGCTGTTTATACATTAAAAGGCAATCTTATCTGCCACGCATCAAGATTAATTACAAATACAGGAGCATTAGCATGAAAGAACAACTTGCAAGATTTATGCAACAGAAAGGGCTAACCCAAACACAAGTGGCAAAAGCCCTAGGCAAATCGAATGCCGTTATTAGCCAGTATTTAAAAGGCATTTATAAAGGCGTAACCAAAGATATTGACGAAGCGGTGGAACGCTTAATCAAGCGCGAAAAAGACAAAGTGGTTGAGCGCAATTTTAACAGCGAATTTGTGCCGACTTACGCTGCAGAACGTTGCCTTGATGTGGTGCATATTGCCCATGTCGAAGGCGAAATTAGCGTGGTTTATGGTGCGGCAGGTTTAGGCAAAACCAAGGCATTAAAACAGTATGTCAGCCAAAACCCTGAAACAATTTTTATCGAAGTGGAACCGAGTTGTAGCCCGAAAGTATTGCTGAAAAACCTCTGCCACCAGTTGGGGTTAAACGAAGTCGGCGCAAACCATGAATTGTTTACCCGTATTACGGAAAAACTGGGCGAAGGCCGCTTAATCATCGTCGATGAAGCGGAATTGTTAAGTACAAAAAGCCTGGAATATATCCGCCGAATCCATGACTTGACAGGCTGCGGTGTTGTGCTTGCTGGTATGCCCCGTCTGTTAGTCAACTTAAAAGGGAAATATGGTGAATTGGCGCAACTTTATAGCCGCGTGGGCTTAGCTTGCGATTTGGGCAACCAATTAAGCGAAGACGACATCCACAAATTAGCCGAAAACGGCTTAGGTACGGATGAATTTAACCAAATCCTATTTAAAGCCAGCCACGGCAACGCCCGTCGCTTAACCAAACTTATGCGCGGTGTGATCCGTGTGGCCGAAATGCACGGCAAACAGATTGACGAGAAGTTAATCAATTCTTACGCAGGCATGTTAATCAACTAATTAAACCAAAGGAGCAACCAAATGAGCGAACAAATGAACCGCGTAGCGTATGCGTTAAGACGTGAAGGCGTACAAATCGTTGAGAGTAAAGACGGCCGTTTTCCAAAAATGGTGATTTTAAACCCGAGCCGTCGTTTACAAGAAAAAGGCGTGCAAATGACTACCGTCAAAAATGGCGTACATATTGTGCGAAACGTGGCAAATGAACAAGGCGTTATGGTCTATTGGGCTTAAGGGGGAGAGGTGCCTAAATATCGTCAAATCTACGCCGTATATCGCGGAGAAGAGAATCTAGGCGATGGCACGGCGGAAGAACTAGCAAAGAAATTTAATATTAGAAAAAAAACACTGTATGCGATGGGGTCAGAAGCGATCCTCAAGCGTAACAAAGGCAACAGATTAATCGTAATTAAATTAGATAAAGAAGAGGTTTAACTATGGCAAAAGTAACAATCGAAGGCAAAACATACTGGCGTGACGCAACAGGCACGCTTACTCCGGAAGAACTGGTGCGTGATATTGACAAAGAGCGCGATGAGCTGGTAACCGATTGGGTGGAAAAAGGCAAAGCGTTAAATCGCCAAATGGGCGAGTTCAAAGATGGCGTTTTTGGCGACATTGGGGCGTTTATTGAGCTTTCCGCCGAGAAATACGGCGCGAAAGTGGGTGGCAACAAAGGCAATGTGACGCTGTTTAGCTATGACGGAAAATACAAAATCCAACGTGCTATCAATGAGAGTTTGCAGTTTGACGAGCGTATCCAGGCGGCGAAAGTGCTGATTGACGAATGCTTAAACGAATGGAGCGAAGGCTCACGCCCTGAACTGAAAGCCTTGATTGAGCGGGCATTTAACGTGGACAAAGAGGGTAACCTCAACACCTCCCGTATTTTAGGCTTGCGCCGCGTAGAAATCCAAGACCCTCGCTGGTTGCGCGCTATGCAAGCCATTAGCGAAAGCGTGCAAGTGGTAAGCAGTAAAGCGTATGTGCGGATGTATGAGCGTGTTGGCGACAGCGATAAGTATGTGCCGATTGCGTTAGATGTAGCGGGGGCGTAGATGTATTTCACAAGTATTTTTCAATGCATTCTATGTGCAATTATTCTTACCGCAATTTTAGTTTTAGGAAGTCTATAAAACTTATTTAAATGCCCTTTAAATCTCCCCTAACCCCTCTTTACAAAAGAGGGGGACGGGATGAGGGGCATTAGTAATAGGTTTTAATCATTAACTAAGGAGCAATGTATGGAAAAACTACGAACCTATAAAGATTTTAGCACGTTGGCGGTCGAAATGGAGCGTGCTGATGCATGGGCAACTGCTGAGGCTGCCTGGCAGAGAGCGGCTATTGTTGCTCGAAAAAGCGAAAATGAAGAATGGGCATTAAACCGCCAAAAGATGTGTGCGCATTATGTCAAAAATCCAAGCCGAAAACCGGAGGTGAAGCATGGCTAAGTATGTGGCGCGATTTTATTGCTTAGTTGAAGCGGTTATTGAAGCCGAAAGCAATGAACAAGTGTTAGATATGTGTGATTTAAATGTGTGTGATGTCAATAAACTGCCACACACCATTACAGAAATTGATGATGTGGTTGAAGTGGAGGAAGTATGACTGAGCTAACAAAAGATGACTTACGGGTTGGGCATGTTTACTCCGCGAAAAGTCCTAAACAACACGGTTTTCCCCCATTATTAGGGGATAGACAAATACTGTGGATTGGGCTTATTTATGACAATAAAGAGGGGTTTGTTGATGGTTTGCAATATGACAGCCCATCAGTGAGAAGAGGACGCCACTATCCAAAAATCAGCATAACCAAGTTTTTAAAATGGGCAGAGGCTGACATTACAGACAAAATGCCGAAAGGTAAATGGAGATATGCAAGATGACAGATAACGAAAAAAGGGACGTTAATATAAAACTTGCACAAATCATCGAACAAATCGAGATAGCTCAAGAAATTTGGCTTGATGGTAATAGAAAAGAATGCTTGTTGTTATTGCAAGGAGCAATTAGAGAAATAAAAAAAGTTACATGGCGGGTAATGCCAGTGTTGGGAGATAAGTGAAATGGATGAAAAAAAATATGCAGTAACGTTTGAGCTTAAAGTGGGAGTCAGCGATGACGATTTAACCTTTAATGTAAACACAGAATACCATCAAGCCCCAGCTTTATATGTGAAGGACGCGATGACTTGTTTGATGTTTAAGTTACCTGAAATTGTGAGGGCTGGTTGGATTGCTTTTGAGGGGATGGACGCTAACGTTAAAAATGGTTTCGAGCACAAAATAAAATTAGATTTTTGCACCCAAGATGGTGATGAATGGGATGTTAGTGCGAAAGTTGATAATCCAAATGAAATTGGTCGTACGTTGATTGGCATTATTGAGAAAATTCTTTTGAAGGATCCAGTTATTGACGAGATCCTTCAGCGAGCAAAATAAGGGGGATGAAAATGAGTGAAAACAATGGATGGATTAAGTGTTCGGAGAGATTGCCGGATACATTTACAGGTTTTGATCTTTTAGTTCGTTCGTCACCTGTTTTGGTTTATGGCAAATATACCACTGGCGAAAAAAACAAAATTTTCGGCGCGCAAATATTTGGTAATAAGTGGTATAGCGCAGACGGCGAATGTGGAGAAATTACTCATTGGCAACCATTTCCACAGCCACCAATCGACTAAGGATAAAATATGAAATATCAATGGGAATATATCGTTTTTGGTAGCAAAGAGCCAACAGTCGAAGATATAGAGGCGAAGATAAAACAAAGTGAAAGTAAAAAGTATGAAAGCGATCACGATGATGTTGATAGCCTTGTTGAGCAAATTGTTGAAGAAAATAATTGTGATTGGGAACTGGAGGAAGATGAAAATATTTATATATCAATCTATCCGAAAGGAAAGCCAGAAGAACAAGAGTTATTTGATGTGCATCTTAGTTTGGTTATCCAGGCTACCGCATATCATGAGTGGTCAGGGTTAGATTGATAAAACCCATTTACAGCCCATTAAATCTCCCCTAACCCCTCTTTACGAAAGAGGGGGATAAGTTAGATGAAGTGGGCTGAGTAATGTGTTTTATTAACTAAAGGAGCAACAATGTTAAAAGAAAGCGATTTACTTGAAGATCATGATTATGTATCAAATAACGTAAAAATATATAGAGGAAATTTAGTAAGCTGGAGACGTATTTTTAAAGTTAATCGTGCTAATGAAAGCGTGACATACTGTGAAATGAAATGGCTTAAAAATGGTTTAAAAGCGACATTGAAAACTATATCAATCAAAGCATTTTTAAAATGGGCTGTTGCTGATGTAACGAAGGAGACGAAAGAATGAAACTATGCCGTTGCCCGGTTTGCCATAGTGACATCCACTTGGATGCGCTGTTGGAAGATGATGCGGGGCGTGAGATATTGGGGATTATTACCAATTTACGCGGCGATAATGCCCGTGCGTTAGTGAGTTATATTGGGTTGTTTCGCCCTGAAAAATCTGCGCTATCTAATGGGCGTGCGTTGAAATTAATGCAAGAAGTATTAGAGATGTATCAACCTAGTCCATTATTGGCTCATGCGTTGAATGAAACGGTGCAAGCGGTGATGAAGAACCGTCGGGAAACCCGCAATATTCAGGCGTTATCGAATCATAACTATTTGAAGAAAGTGTATGAAGGGGCTAAACCGTTATTTGCCGTGGTGCGTAACGAAGGAAAAAGTGCGGTAGAAAGTGCGGATAAATTAGCAGAAGACAAACGGACAGCGGCAATACAGTATATCGAACGTTATGCGGCTATTGGTAAATTGGAGTTTGTTAAGAATATGCCAGAATATTTAGTTTGGAAAGCATGGAAAGAGGAACAAAATGCAACCACAAACCCGTAAACAGATGATCCAAAAGATCCACATCGGCAAAGGCATGCTTAAAATGACCGACGACCAATATAAACGCTTTTTGTTGGACACGGTAGATAAACACAGTTGCACCGTAATGACAGATGCTGAATTGATGCAAGTATTGCGAGCCATAAAAGCAAAAGGCGTGGTGTTTAGTGCGAAAAGTGCGCCAAAACGTCCCGCACCAAGGGCGGATAAAGCGAAATATATGGCAAAAATAACCGCACTTTTAACGGAATACGGCCTGCCACAGAGTTATGCAGACGGCATGGCGAAAAAAGCATTTGGTATAGATTTTGTGCATTGGTTGGAAGTGTGGCAGTTGAAAAAAGTGATACAAATGTTGGCGGTGTATGATCGAAGAAAACAGAATGTTAAAAATTAGTTGCATAACAACAAATTAAGCGTAAATTAAAGGCTCCATAGGAGCCTTTTTTATTGGAGAAATTATGAAAAAAACTATCGCACTCTTTATCCTATCTATTCCTTTATTTTCGCAAGCCAGCTTAACAAACCAAGATATACCAAAATGTGAAGAGGTTGGAGATAGCATAGAACAGATTTTAAATAATAGGACAAAAGAGACAGGAATTGATTTCCGCCTTAAAGATGTATTTGCAGTAAGAGAAATAAAAGAAAAGGGACAGGATAAAGCCAGTAGGTCATGTTATGCGCTTTTGCAAACAGAAACTTATAATAAATTAGAAATTTTATATTCGGTATGGGTTGAAAACCGCCGATACTTTGTCGAAATCACAGACGCTAACCCCATTATTGATGCTGAAACAATGGCAAAAAATACCGAAGAATTACAAAACAATCTCGGTGAAGATAAATTAAAGAGTTTTGAAATGGCAAAGAAACATAGCGATATGAAAGAAGCCTGCCTTGCTTTGGAGGTAGCTAAAGGATTTTTTCTCAATGCCCACAACGAGCAAAAATACCTTAAAGTTAATAATCTTTTGAAAGAAAATTGCAATAAATAACGCACTAATCCCGCCACGTGCGGGATTTTTTTTATCATATTTTTAGGTGTAGAAACCTGCTTTTTGAAATTTCCGTGAGACAATCCGCCTAAATGGTCACAAAGGGGAAATTTTATGCAGTCTGAACTTGAAAGTGTTGCAGGTTATTTACCTGAAATCGTGTTAGAAATGGTAGATCTAGTTGGGTTTGCGGATATAGAAAAGATTATTAATCAATTCGGTGGGACGACATTTCGGTTTACTGATGGCGCGGTGTATTTCCCGCGTTTGGAATCCTTAATTGGCGCAGAGAATGCGATAAAATTGCGTAATTATTTTAGAGCCGAAGAAGTCTATATCCCACGTTGTGAGGTTGCCCTGCGCTTGCTGCGTAACGAACGCCTGAAAGCGGATTTTGACTATATGACGCAAACCGAAAAGAAAAGTGGCCGTACGGCAATGCCTGAGCTTTGCTCTAAATACAATCTGTCAGATCGCCACGCCTGGGAAATTGTAAGAACCCATCAATCTCCACAATATCAACAAGCGGCGTTATTTTAAAGCAAGCAGACGTGTGGAAGTCCTTCCCCCATTAATTAAACTTAATTGGATTCAGAATACCCTCAATCATATCAACGATTGAGGGTATTTTTTATGTCTTTAACTTTTATACAAATCTTTAACCGCTTAATTGGTCACGAAGGCGGCTACGTTAATGACCCAAGAGACCCAGGCGGGGAAACCAACTGGGGAATCACTAAACGTACAGCTCAGGCAAACGGTTATCAAGGCAGTATGCGAGCAATGACGCGTGAGCAAGCCTATAAAATCTACTACTCCGCATTTTGGTTACGTTATCAATGCGACAAGATGCCTGATGCGGTGGCTTATCAGTTTTTTGATGCAGCGGTAAACCATGGATTAGGCAATGCAAGCCGTATGTTGCAACGTGCGGTGAATGTGGCGGATGACGGCATTATTGGCAATATGACGATTGCCGCTATTAAAAAAATGGCGATTTCTGACGTCATTATGCGTTTGAACGCTGAACGTATTGAGTTTTATTGCAAACTTAGCACTTTTGCGACCTTCGGTAAAGGCTGGATTCGTCGCGTGGCGGGGAATCTTAAATATGGAGCGATTGATAATGAAGTTTAAATTTTTAGGCGTGTTTGAACGTGTTTTTAATTGGTTGCAAAACCGAGTTTTGACAACCAAAAAACTCCCGAAAAATCGACCGCACTTTTACAGTAAAAACGCATGGAGTTATGCCTTTCGCGGCAAACCAACGCCAGCTAAAGTGATTATGTGGAGATTATGTCAATGAGTAAATTTTTTGAATTATTTACTAATAGTGATGGACGTGCGAGTACGACAGGTTTTATTCAATTTTTCGGCTTTTTGGTCATGGCCGGTGTGCTGATTTATGCCGTTTATCTTGACCGTTCTACGGTCACTGACTTGTTTTTTTATTTTGCTTGTTTTTGCGGTGGCTCAGCGGCAACTAAGGGTGCTGTAATGGCATATCAAGCCAAACAAACCAAGCCGGAAGAACCGATTACCGGCGAAGTTTATGTCGAACCGGAACAAACGGATAGACCAAGGGGGATTTAATGACGTTACAGATGATTTTAATTGGCTCAGCTGCTGCACTTGGTATTTGTGGTTATGTGGTATTTAAGCTCAAACGTGCACACCGTGAGATTGAGCAGTTATTAAAAACCAATGCGCAGTTACAAACGCAGAAAGTCGTCGCCGAAACTCAAGTGAAACATTTTGAAGTGAGAAAGAAAAATGAAGAAAACAGTCGCAATGCTGACCGTGACACTCTTATTAATGAGTTGCACAAGTCAGGGGATCTCCGTGATTAATGCAAGCTGTGCGGGTTTTTCAGTGATCTCCGCAAGTCGCCAAGATACGACCGAAACCTTACGTCAAATTAAAGTGCATAACGATACATACCGAACCATTTGTCAGCGAGGTGAAAATGGAAGTGCACATTAACGGCATGATGGTGTTTAACGCATTAGTATCCATTGCGGTGTTTTTTATTGGACTTTGGTTTAAACGGTTAGATGGTGAGTTTAAACAGCTGCATGACGAGGTCGACCAAGTGAAACGGGATTATCTCTCGAAAGAAGTCTCTAACATCGTCAATGAGAACGTGATGGAAAAATTAGATGCTATCACTAAACAACTTAACTCTATTACCGAAAAACTCGACAGAAAGGCGGATAAATAATGTCGGCAAGAGAACAAAAACGAGCGGAACAGGCCGCAGAGCGGGAAATGACTAACCGTAAACTCGATGAAATCTTAACGTTAACACGTGAAGTAAACCGCAAAATCGACCGATTGGACGACCGTGTGGACGACATCGACACCCGATTAGAAATGCTTGAAGCACGCATGGATAAATTGGGCATCAAATCCGTGATGGCGGGCGGTTTAGGTGGTTTGGTGGTGTCGGTAGGCTTTGAGCTCATCAAAGCGAAATTCGGGGGCTGATGATGGCACACGATGAAAAAACCAAGGCTTATGTACGTCGCTATTATGTGTTTGATTGCTTGACGCTAGAACAGGCGGCAGAAAAAGCCAAAGTATCCTACAACACCGCACGCCGCTGGAAGAAAGAGGCGGAAGCACGTGGCGACAACTGGGATACAGTGCGTGATGCGAATACCATGGCAAGCGGCAAAGTGGAAGACGTAGCGCGCGGTATGCTCACCACGTTTGTGATCTACTTTGAAAAGACCATGGAAGAGCTACGTCATGCGGAAGATTTGCCTGTAAGCGATAAAGCAAAACTGATCCAAGGTTTGGGTGACAGCTACTCGAAAATGGTGGCGAGCAGTAAGCGATTGTTACCAGAGGTGTCGGAAATGGCGACCGCAGTTAAAACAATGATGATGTTTGGCGATTATGTACAAACCAAAACAACCGACAAGCAGGTGCTTGATGTCATTATTGACGCATTAAACGAGTTCGGTGCAATCCTAAAAAAGGAATATAAAGAATGAGACTGTTAATTCACTATTTGCCCTGCATTGTTTCCATTATTTGTGCCTACTTGTTATTAAAACATGGTGTGAGTGGCTGGGGGTGGTTCCTTTTTATCGGTTTATTAATCACGCCATGTAAGAGTAAATAAAATGAGAAATAAAGAGCTTTTAGCCGAATTACAAGCCTATGCTGCGAGTTTGCGTCAAAAAGTAGAGGCGACCTTTGACGGGTGGGATGATCGTCTTGAAGCAGTAGCAGAACGGCGCAAGAAAGTTTTTGACCCGGTGCATGGGTATGACTATTTCGTGTCGCACTATTTCCCGCATTATGTGCGGTCAACATCACGTTCGGATTTGCACAATTATTTGTTTGCCGAACTCCCTGCCGTATTACAAGCACCTAAACCTATCAATATGGCAATTGCCGCCCCCCGTGGTGAAGCGAAATCCACGTTGGTGTCGCAGTTGTTTACGCTTTATTGCTTGGTGACACAGCAAAAACGCTATGCCCTGATCGTGATGGACAGTATCGACCAAGCCTACCCGATGTTAGAAGCCATCAAAGTGGAATTGGAATTTAACCAACGACTACGTATTGACTTCCCGGAGGTGGCAGGACAAGGGCGCGTATGGCAAGCGGCGACCATTATCACGAAAGCCAATCAGAAAGTTCAGGTGGCGGGCTCCGGCAAGAAATTGCGTGGTTTGCGCCATGGGGCTTATCGTCCTGATCTTGTAGTGTTGGATGATATAGAGAATGATGAACAAGTCCGCAGCGCAGAACAGCGCGACAAGTTGCACGACTGGTTGAAAAAAACCGTACTCCCATTGGGTGCGGCAGGCGATAAATTGGACGTGGTGTATATCGGAACTATCCTGCATTACGACAGCGTACTTAACCGCACTTTGAGCTCCAAGGCGTGGAAAACCGCCAAATTTAAAGCCTTGAAGAAAATGCCCGATGACATGGCGTTGTGGGATAAATGGGAAGATTTTTTCTTAAATGAAGGTGAAGCAGTTGCGGATGCCTTTTATTACGCCAATCAAGCGGCAATGGATAAAGGCTCAGAAGTGAGCTGGGCGGCGCGTCCGTTACTTACGCTCATGAAAATCCGTGCTCGTGATGGTCATGCTACATTTGACTCCGAATATCAAAATGACCCATTAAGCAGTGATGACGCGATTTTTGCCAACGCCATTAAATACTGGACGGAACTGCCGTCCGATTTGATTTATTTTGGGGCGGTTGACCCGTCGCTCGGCAAAGCGGGCGCGAGTCGTGACCCTTCGGCGATTTTAGTGGGCGGTTATCAGCGAGCCACGGGTAAGTTGTATGTTGTAGAAGCGCAGGTGAAAAAACGTCTGCCAGATTTGATTATTGAAGATGTGATCCGTTTCCAACAGCAATACAAGTGCCATCGTTGGTTTGTTGAAACCGTGCAATTCCAAGAGTTCTTAAAGGACGAGTTGGTTAAGCGCTCGGCACAACGTGGCGCACCTGTGCCAGCAACCGCAATTAAGCCTAACACAGACAAAATGCTCCGTATTGAGTCCTTACAACCGCACATGGTGAATGGCTTAATTTTGTTGCACAGCACACAAGCGACCTTAATTGCGCAACTGCGTCACTTTCCAAAAGCTGACCATGATGATGGCCCGGATGCGCTGGAAATGTTGTGGAAGAATGCTATCACCAACGCCGCCCCGATTGAGTGGATAGGCTTAAACGACGAAGACTTGGGGCATGATGATTTTGAAGCGGAAGATGATTTATATAGTATTTGGCGAGGTTAAAAAATGAAACTTTGGGAAAAAATTAAAACATTGGTTGGGGCGAAAACCGAGCCAACCCAAACTGACGAAGCAATGGTGACAGCTAATGGGCGCGTGTTATCCGACCACCCGAGCAACCGCATCACCCCGTCAAAGCTGAAAAGCATTTTAGAAGATGCGGAAAATGGCGATATTACGGCACAGCATGAGTTATTTATGGACATCGAAGAACAAGATAGCTCAATCGGTGCGAATATTCAGACGCGTAAACGAGCGATTTTGACGCTGGATTGGCGCATTGCTGAACCACGCAATGCGACACCGGCAGAAGAAAAACTCCAAACCGAAATTGACGAGTTGTTTTATCAATATCCAAACCTTGAAAACCTTCTTATGGATATGATGGACGCAGTCGGACATGGTTTTTCCGCCATCGAAATTGAGTGGAAATTGGAAAACGGTAAGTATATTCCGCATAACTTTATCCCACGGCCTCAGTCTTGGTTTAAGTTAGATAAACATGACAATTTATTATTAAAAACGCCAACCAATCCTATGGGCGAGCCATTAAGACAGTTCGGCTGGGTTGTGCATTCGCATAAGTCACGCTCGGTGCAACTGGCGCGCATGGGGTTATTCCGTACCCTGGCTTGGCTTTATATGTTTAAGCATTATTCCGTGCGGGATTTTGCCGAATTTTTAGAGCTTTACGGCATGCCAATTCGCATTGGTAAATATGGTGCAGGGGCAACAAACGAAGAAAAACGCACGCTATTACGAGCTCTTGCGCAAATCGGACATAACGCCGCAGGGATTATGCCTGACTCTATGACCGTCGAATTGCATAATGCGGCAAATGCCAGTGCCACCAATAACCCGTTTTTACAGATGACGGACTGGTGCGAAAAATCCATTGCTCGCCTGATTTTAGGGCAAACGCTCACATCAGGCGCAGATGGCAAAAGCTCAACTAATGCGCTAGGTAACGTACATAATGAGGTGCGCCGTGATTTGTTGGTGTCTGACGCTAAACAAGTGGCGCAGACCATTACACAGCAAATCATCCTGCCTTATTTGCAGATTAATGTTGACCCTAATATTGCCTTGCACAGAGTGCCATATTTTGAGTTTGACACCAAAAAATACGACGATTTAAGCACCTTTGCGGACGCTATCCCTAAATTGGTGGGGATTGGTGTGCAAATCCCCGAAAAGTGGACGCGCGACAAGTTAGGCATTCCAGAAGTGCAAGACGGTGAAGCGGTTTTAAAACCGTTTCAAAACGAATTAAAAATACCCGAAAAACAGACCGCACTTTCTGCCCACGTGGTGGGGTGTCAGTGTGCGGGGTGTTTGGGTAAAGGTACGCACGTGGCGTTGTCCGCTGGCAATAAGAGCGAAACGGAACAGGATTTGTTGGATAGCTTGTTAGATAACGGCATGACACAGGTTGACTTTAACCAACAATTAGATCCAATGGTGCAAAAAGCCGTGGCGGTGTTATCAGCCTGTAACAGCTTTGAACAAGCCAGTGATAAACTGGCGGAGCTTTACCCGGATTTAACCTCGGATGCCCACGAGCGCTATTTAACCAGTGCCTTATTCTTGTCGGATTTATTGGGGGCGTCCAATGCCGACCGCACCTAAATTTGCTATTGGCATGGAGCCGACAGAAGCCATTGAATTTCTCCGCCAGAAGAAAATGCTGGCGGGAAAAGTGTTTGCGAAAGACTTACAAGACAGCGCGTTAGCCCGTGCAACGACTATTGCGCGCTTGTCTAGTCTTGAAATGACCAAAGACATTTATCAGTCATTGGAAACCGCTATGCGCGAAGGCAAGGGATTTAATCAATGGAAAAAAGAATTGCTTGGTGAGTTTGAGCGCAAGGGCTGGGTATTTGGCAAGGATAAAAGTATTAGCCGTGGTATTGATAGGAATCTATTAGCTGACCCGAAAACAGGGGAATATTTTGGCACGCCGCGCCGCCTGAATACAATTTACCGGGTGAATATGCAATCGGCGTATTCCGCCGCACGTTATCAGCGCATGCGCGATAATGTGGACAATCGTCCTTACTGGCAATATTCCGCTGTAGGTGACGAGAGAACCCGTCCTGCTCACTTAGCATTAAGCGGCAAAATTTACCGTTATGATGATCCATTTTGGGCGACATTTTATCCCCCAAATGGGTTTAATTGTCGCTGTTCAGTGATTGCACTTGCCGAACGAGATTTACAACGTCGTGGCATGGATAAGCCGGACGATAGTTCTGAATTTTTAGTCGAAGTGGAACGCCCCGCCGATAAAGCGGGAAATCGTGAAAAAACCATTGGTTTTAAATTGCCCGACGGCACGATACGGGTGACGGATAAAGGCTTTGATTATAATGTAGGGCGATTGAACTATAAGCCGAATTTGGATCTTTATCCGGAAAAGCTGGCGCATCAGTTTGCCAAAGCGGAAATGAAAGGGGCTGAATTTAAGTCGGATTATGCGAAGTTATCTGATTTTTTAGAGCCGCATATTCCGCATTATCACGCACTAAAAGGCAGACAGGCGCGCGAGAATTTGTTACAAGAGTTACGTGATCAGTATTCGAAAAACTTCAAATTTGCTGCCGGTTTGTTGACTAATGAGACAAGAGAAATCATTGGTACAGAACTTAAAACTGTTTGGCTTTCGGATGATTCAATGGTGAAACAAATTGTACACCGTTTCGGTCAATTCGGTGCGGAGGCCTACGAAAAATTGCCTGATGTTCTTCATACGCCCGATGAAATCAAATCGAGCAAAGGCAACCATTTTGAGTTTTATAAAACATTCAATGGTGAAAAATATGTTGCGGTGATTAAGATTCTTGACAAAACGAAGGAAATTTACATGCAGTCATTCAGACGAGACTAATGCGCACCATCAGGTGGGACTCGGACACCCCCACACGTATTTCCTGGGTCTATTTCACCCCTTCGTTTAGCAGTTGCCGAGATTCGCTGCAACAAATGGTGCATAAGCCGAATATACCCCTGTTTACTTTGAAAAGCAACGCTTATGATCGAAATTGAAATTAATAATGTGCAACAGATTGCGACAATACTGGAACGGTTAGCAAATGCCGCACAAGACCGCGTGCCACTCATGCGCAGCATTGCCGGCACGATGGAGTCCGCCGTATTACAAAACTTTGACGTAGGTGGCCGTCCTAAGTGGCTTGGATTGAAATGCCGCCAAGGCACACCGCTAGTTGATACAGAAAATCTGATGAACAGTATCACAAGTTATTATGATAATGACAGCGCAGAGGTCGGCACCAACGAACCTTACGCGGCAATTCATCAATTTGGTGGTAAAGCCGGACGCGGTCGAAAAGTGGATATTCCTGCCCGCCCATTCCTCGTTTTAACGCCACAGGACGAGGAGGATGTTTTAGATGATGTGCAAGCCTATTTTCAGAGTGTGATGAAATAAAATCAAAAACAGCTCTAAATCGCGCGTATTTGCATTTTTACGATAATAGCGGTAATTTATCGAATGATTTTTTTTAAAACGATTTAAAAGGATTTAAAAAGGTTTTAAAAATGGTTTAAGATAAAATACAACATCAAAATTCATTTTTTCAAAAATTCTAACCTAGAGGGGAGTGTGGAAGACGCTCCCCTCTTTTCATTACCTCCAATCCATTATTCTAGGAATCCTAGATTAACTTTTCAGGATTTTTACGAATGAAACTCACCCTTGCAGCCTGTAGTTTTGAAATTGACAAAGCGAAGTATGGACGCATCCAGCTTTTGCCTTATGGAAAATTTAGAGCTATTGACGGCAGACCGACAGATGTGGAGGCATGGTATGTAACCGATACAAACGGGGCTGATGTTGTAGCATTGGCTAACAGTCAGAAAAATCCCCTACCCATTGACTACGAACACCAAATCTTACATTCGCAACAAAACGGCAAAGAAGCCCCAAGCGCAGGTTGGATGGAATATCTCTATTTTAACCCACAAGGAATTTTTGCCGATGTCCGTTGGACGGACAAAGCTGCGGAATACATCAAAAATGGCGAATATCGTTATATCTCTGCCGTGTTTGCTTATGACACGAATGGTTATGTTCGCAAAATCTTTCACGCTGCACTGACTAACAACCCAGCTTTAGACGGCATGGACGAAGTAATGGTTGCCGCCAGTGTGCAACTTTTAAATCAACAAAAGGAAAAGCCAGCAATGGACAAAAAATTACAAGCCGCCTTGTGCGCGTTGCTTGCATTAAAAGCAGACGCCAGCGAAGCGGAAATTACCGAAAAAGTGACCGCACTTTCTGCTGCTAAAGGCGATAGTCCAGTCGCACTGTTAGATGTGTATGCCAAATTAGCAGAAAAAGAACAATCTGTCGCAGCACTCACTGCGCAGGCAGGCAAACCTGACCCAGCTAAATTCGTGCCGGTGGAACAGGTTGCCGCATTACAGGCTGATTTTAATGCGCTTAAAAACTCGGTAGAGACCGATAAAAAAGAGGCATTGATTCAGGCCGCCTTATCGCAAGGTAAGTTATCACCTGCGTTAAAAGATTGGGCTCAAAGCCTAAGCATTGAAGCGTTAACCGGTTATTTAGATAAAGCTGCGCCGATTGCTGCACTGGCTGGCGGCCATCAAGCGGAAGAAGATCCGAATAAAGGCAATGTTGTGGCATTAAGTGCGGCAGAACAGGCGGCAGCTCGTGCATTAGGTATGACTGAAGCCGAATATATCAAAGCAAACAAGGAGTAAAAATAATGAGCTTTAAAAAATCCGAAGTTTTAAAAGCGATTGAAACCCAGTTTAAAAAAGACTTTGCAGCTGGTTTAGGCTTAATTAAACCGCAGTGGGATCTTATCGCGATGAAAGTATCCTCTAACACCAAAGTAAATACCTATGGTTTCTTGGGTCAGTTCCCGAAAATGGTGGAATGGGTAAACAAACGTCAGCGTAAAGCGATGCAAGCCCAAGGTACAAGCATTGAAAACAAATTGTATGAAAGTACGGTAGGTATTCCGCGCACTGACATTGAAGATGACCAAGTCGGCTTATTCCGCCCGATGGTGCAACAAGCGGCACAAAGTGCGGCCGAACTGCCTGATGACTTGGTGTTTGGTTTGTTAAAAGCCGGTAAAACGACATTGTGCTATGACGGTCAAAATTACTTTGACACTGATCACCCTGTTTTTGACAACGTGGACGGCACAGGCTCAAGTAAAGAGCAAAGCAATATCACCACCGGCACGAAAACAGAAGCACCAACGTTTTATATTTTCGACACCACCAATGCGATTAAACCATTAATTTGGCAAGAGCGCACAGCACCGGAAATCGAAACGAAGTTTGACCCGTCAAAGTCAGACACCGTATTTAACGAAGATATTTACGAATGGGGTGTGCGTGCACGTGGTGCGGCAGGTTTTGGTTTTTGGCAGCTTGCCCACCGCGTTGAAAAAACAGAACTCAATGCTGAAAACATCATGAAAGTGATTGCCAAAATGCAATCCTTGAAAGGTGATGGTGGTAAGTTACTGAACATTCGTCCGAATGTCATTTTAGTGCCACCGGCATTAGAGTTCCAAGCTCGTCAAATTTGCGAGGGCGAAATCATCAACGGTACGACCAATATCTTAAAAGGTCGTTTGAAAGTGATTGTGTCACCACAAATCATCGAAGAATAACCAATCAGGGCGGGAAACCGCCCTAGGAGTTAATTATGGCTAAGAAAAACCAAAAAGACGACGCAACCCAAGATGTGCACACAGCACCGGATGAACAGGCGCAAGCCCAAACCGAAAACGGTGCGGATAATGCCGAAAGTGCGGTAGAAAAACACGATGAATCGGACGACAAAGAAGGGCAAGTGATTGTGCCTATCGGTTATTCGATTAAATTGCGTGAAATCCATCCTCAAGCAACCTATGGTCGTTGCGGTTATCGCTTTAACAAAACCGATGAGGTTTACATCGCAGCAGATGACTTAACGGCGGAACAAACTTTAACGCTTGCGGAAGATCCTTGGTTAGAGCTTGTCCCGGTGTGTGAGGATTAAGCCATGTATGCAACGGTAAAAGATTTTGTTTTGCGCATCGGAGAGTTTCAAGCGATTCAGCTAACCGACCGTGACCGCGAAGGCGTAGTGAATGAAAGCGTGCTGACTATTGCGCTTTCAGATAGCGCAAGCCAAATCGACGGTTATTTAAGTGCACGTTATCGCTTGCCGTTGCCGACAAGTCCGCAAAATCTCACTCGTATTTGTTGTGATTTAACCCGTTACCGCTTGGCAAGTATGTCAGAAGTGACGATTACTGACGAGATTATCACGCGCTATAAATTGAGTTTAAAAGAGCTTGAAGACTTAGCGGCGGGAAAAATCTCCCTCGGTATTGACATTGAAGACGACCAACAAAGTGATGGCAATGTGGTGATGTTTGCTAATCCGAACAATAGGATTTTTGGCCGTGATAACCGAAATTGAAAATGCACTGGTTGACCGCTTGACACGTGGCTTGGGACAGCTTGCTAATACCGTGAAAAGCTATGGTGGTGAGCTGGACGACGAAAGCCTGGGTACGGGACGTTTGCCTATGGTGTTGGTGACGTTCGGCGGTGCGCGAATTGAGCCGATGGGCGTGCGCGGTACAGCGTTTCGCACCTCTGCTAAATTTGTGGTCATTGTGGCGGTGCGCTCATTGCGCAGTAACCAAGCCGCACGACAAGGCGGTGTGGATAAACGCGAGGTCGGTGCGAATCAGTTGATTTATGCGGTACGCCGCTTGCTGGATACGCAACGCTTGGGCGGATTAGTTAAGCCGTTAAAACCGCTGGCGATTCGGACGTTGTTTAACAATGCGCAGTTTCGCACTGAAAAAGTCACGGCGTATGCCATCGAATATGAAGCTGTGTTTGATGATGTTGCACCACTTGAAGATGGTTTGTATCCGGAAAAAACACAAGACCCGACAAGTCCTGATTTTGTGTTTACCCATTATGCGGCCGAACTCTCCCCAGCGTCGCCAACCCTTGAGCATGTGGACGGCAAATTATATGACCCGAACAACAATGCCGAGGTCGGATTTAGTGTAAAAACAAAGGAAAAAACATGATTGTAAAAGCAACTCCAGGGGTGAAAGTCCCTTTAGAAAATCAGCCGCACGCCTACATCGAACAGGAACCGGTTGAGGTGGAAAATACGGTCTATTATCAGCGCAGAATCGCTGATGGCGACTTAATCGAAGTGCAACCAACCCGCAAGCAAAGAGGTACAGGCAATGACTAACATTGAATTTGAAAAAATCCCGAACAGCTTACGCAAGCCGGGTGTTTATACTGAATATAACGCTAAAGGCGCAGTGACAACCTTGCCAACGAATGAGCAAGAAGTGTTAATTGTTGCGCCAATGGTTGGCGGTGCGACGGCATTTACCCAACCCGTGCGCGTGTATTCTGACCTCGATGCAGCAGAAGTATTTGGTGCAGGCTCGTGGGCGCATTTGATGACGCGCATGGCTATTACCAACAATTCGCTCATCCGTTTATCTGTGATGGGGTTAGCAGATAGTTCATCGGGTGTGGCGGCAAGCGGTAGTTTAACCTTAACCGGTACTGCAGCAAGCCAAGGTGTCATGACAGTAACCATTGCCGGTATTGATTACAAAGTGGCGGTGGCAACGGGTGAAAAATCCGATGCGGTGGCAGCGCGCTTGAATGCAATCATTAATGGTGCGACAGATTGCCCAGCAACATCAGCTGTAAATGAGAGCACGATTACGCTTACGGCAAAATGCAAAGGTGAAATTGGTAATGAAATCAACTTGACCGCAACCAATACGGCTAAAGATATGACTATTAGTGCCACAGCATTTGCTAGCGGCGCAGAAAATGCGGATTTAGCCCCTGCATTAGCAAGTGTTGCCGGTACGCATTATCACATCATTATTTCGCCGTTTGCAGACGATAAAAACGCTAAGGCCTTGCGCGAACATTTAGAATCCGTGTCCGCTCCGTTAGAGAAAAAACCTGCTATCGGTGTGTTGGCATGGCGTGGGTCAATGGCAACCGGCACAACTTATACCGAAAAAATCAACAGTGAGCGTATCACTTGCGGTTGGTACAAAGGTGCAGTTGAATCTCATGCCTTGATTGCTGCTGGGTATGGCGCAGTGATTGCAGGTGAAGAAGACCCGGCGCGTCCGTTAAACACCCTTGAAATAAAAGGCTTGACCGAAGTTGACCCAACTCAAACCCCGTTATTAACCGAAGCGAATCAGGCGTTATATCACGGTTTAACCCCGATTACGGTAGTTAATCATCGTGTCCGCATTATGCGTGCAATCACGACTTACACCAAATCGGCAACCAATACGGATGACCCGAGCTACTTGGATTTAACCACCATCCGCACGCTGGACTATACGCGCAAAGCCATTGAACAGCGCATTGAGTTGCGTTTCCCGCGTGCCAAGTTATCTGCACGCACACCGGACAAAGTGCGGTCAGAAATCCTTGATGTTTTATTGCGTTTGGAAAACGAAGAAATTTTGGAAAACGTGGCACAACACAAAGCGAAATTGTTGGTGAAACGTAACGGCGTTGACCCGAACCGCTTGGATTGTGTCATCCCGACCGATGTGGTGAACGGATTGCATATTGTCGCCAACCGTGTTGATTTGATTTTATAGGAGGCATAAATGGCCCAAGAATTTGCAAGTCTTGGCATTGTCGAAGTAGACGGCCAAGAAATTGACTTAACCAAGTTAGATGTGCGTGTTACCACCGGTCGCAAGCCGGTGAAGACCATCAACCGTAAAGGGCGAGTGAAAGGCTTTGCCAAAGGCATTACCGAATATGCGTTGTCACTCACCGTTGTTGTGCCGTTAAACGCGGCAGAGCCTGATTGGGATAACGTGACAGATGCGAAAATTACGGTGGAAGAAGAAAACGGTAAACGAATCTCATACATCGGCTGTTTTACCACCGAAACAGGCACAAGCTATACCGTAGATAGCGAAGAAGTGCGCGATTTGCAAATGGTAGCGTTAGACAAGGTTGAGGAATGATGAAAATTCGTTTGAAACTTGGCGTGCTGTATAACGGCACGCTACATCATGACGTGTTAGTCAAAATTTTGACCGTGGGTGGTGAATGCCAAGCGTTGGAAGTTATCAGTGACCTTGGGTTAAGCGAAAAAGAAACGTTAAACACATCGGAACAAATGCTGGTTGACTTAGCGTATCTGGCACAGCAAGTAGAGTTTGATGGTATTCCGCGTGAGGCGGTGACTCCGGCATTCTTGTTGGATAACCTTGCCACTGATGATTATGTGTTGATTAACTATGCAATCAATCAATTGCGAAAAAAGCGCACGGGCGTTTCGGAAAACCCGGAGACGGCAAGCGAAGCGTAAAAAAACGCAATGTCAACGAAGTGTGGCAGGCGTACGAAAACTACCGCTCAGCAACGATTTTACTGGGTAAGTTTGGATTTACTGCGCAAGCCGTCTGGAATATGTGTCACGCGGAAGTCAGCGCATGGATTAACAGCTATTTAGCGAGTCAAGGCGCGAAAACCCAACATAATACCGACGAATCTACGACGTCCTATACATTTAAGCGTCGTAAAAATAAGGGGGCGTAAAGCCCCTTTTTTATTGCTTTAAATAACGTTTTAACAAGGTTTAAAAATGGCAAATATGGATGTCTCATTAATACTCAAGGCGAAAGATTACGCCAGTAGCGTAGTAAAAAGCGTTGAAAACAGTGTTAGCAAATCAACCAAGAATATCGAAAATCAAGCCCAACGCAGTGCCACCACGCAACAAAGAGCGATGCGTCAAACGGCACAAGTAACGGAGCAAAGCTACCGCCAAATCCAACAAGCGGCACGCAACCGCGAAATGCTGGGTGTGCGTAGTGAGCGCAGTATCCAGAACGAAATCAACCGCACCCGCGCGGCATACGACCAATTAAAACGCAGTGGCATTGCTTCCGGGCGGGAATTAGACCGTGCCGCCATCGCTACAAAACGCCGCATTGCGGAGCTGAATGCGGAAATGGGCAAAGTGTCTATGGGGCAACGCTTGGGCAATATTGGACGTGGCGTTGCCGGTTTGGTTGCAGGCGGAACTGCTGCTGGCATGGTGTTGGCGCAACCCATGAAAAAACAAATGGATTATGACCGCTCTCTTGCGATGACGGCTAACACCGCATTTGCCGAACGTGACGTGGCGGGACGTATCACCGGTAAATCAGAACTGAATAATGCCGTAAAAAGTGCGGTTGAAATTGGTGGCGGCACCAAGGAAGACGCCTTGGGTGCGTTAGATACCATGTTGGCCTCCGGTGCGGTGAAAGCCGATACCGCCATGAAATTGTTGCCAACGCTACAAAAAGGCGCCACCGCAACGGGTGCAAGTACCGACGACTTAGCAAAAATTGCCATTTCAGCGATGCAACAGTTTGACATTGGCGAAGATAAAATCGGCGAAGTGTTAGATAAAGCCGTGGCCGCAGGTCAGGCAGGCAACTTTGAACTGGCGGACATGGCACGTTGGTTGCCGCAACAAATGGCCGCGGGAAAATCTGCGGGCTTAAAAGGTATGTCGGGGTTTGAGGCGTTATTGGTCGCCAACCAACAGGCGCGTGTAACTGCCGGAACATCAGATGAAGCGGGAAATAACTTAGTCAATTTACTTGCAAAATTAACATCAAAAGAAACCTCAGACAGATTTAGAAAACTCGACATAAAAGGCAAGGATGGTAAAGACCACGGGGTGGATTTTATCGCCTCAATGGAAGCTCAGAAGAAAAAAGGTAAAAACTCCATCGAAGCCTTTATGAGCATTATGGATCAGGTGATTGGTCAGGATGGTAAGTACCAGGCACTGCAGAAAAAACTTAAAAGCGCCAAAAAAGAAGATCAAGCTCAAGTCCTGAATGAAATGACGAACTTGGTGGAAGGCACAGCAATCGGGCAAATCATTTCCGACCGTCAAGCATTAATGGCGTTATTGGGTATCCGTAACAACGTGAGCCTCGGTAAAGAGGTGAAAGAAAGCCTGGATAAAAGCGAAGGCGCGGTGGATACCTCTCATGCGGTTATTAAAGATACCAACAGCTACAAAGTGGAAGACGCGAAAAATAACGTAGATTTCGCCCAAATGCAAGGTATGAAGGGATTTAACGATGCCTTGGGTGATGTAAGTGTGAAAATTGCCGAATACGCCAAGGCTTATCCTGATTTAACCGGCAAGATTGTGACTGCAGGCACAGTAGTTGCATCTTTAAGTGCAGCCGCCATTACGGCAGCCGGGTCTTTGCGATTATTGGGCGGTAAAGGCGGTTTAGGGCTTGGTGTGGGTGATGCGTTAAGCAAGGGGGCGGGAGTGACCAGTGCGGCAGGTGGCACTGCAGCTGCGGCGAATACATCAAAAATGGGACGTCTTGCTAAGTTTGGGCGAGGCGGTTTGCCATTGTTAGTTTTGGGTGCGATGCTTGAGGGATCGGAAAATTACGCCCCTTATATGGCAAAACAAGAAGAACGACAAGAAGCCTTGGATGCCGCAACGAAAGACGAAAAACAAAAGTTCTACGCAGCAGCCTATCCAAGCAAATCGGTGTTTCAATATGCCCCGCCTGTTTCCGCGCCTGAAAAGTCAGTTTGGTCTTTAGCAAGTGGCGGTTATGCACTTGGTGACGCGGCAAAACGCAAGGAGATTGCAGACGAACGCTTAAAGCGAGGCACATTAACACAAGATGAATATAATCGTCGTGTGCAAGTGCCAGACTATAAAGCTGAATTTCAGCAGTTGGGCTCGACTATCAGCGAAGGCATGAAACAAGCAGTGGAAAGTCAAAATTTCACCATTCAAAATCAAATTCACGTGGACTTAGACGGTCGGACGATTGCCGAAAGTACATCTGAAAACCAATATCGCGAACTTAAACGGGGGTAAAAATGAAAGGTTGGACAATGCCAATCCAGCAGGCATCTTATCGCGGTGTGCGGTTTGATGTGGTAAGTGTGGATGATAACTTAGAGCGCGCCACCATTACGCATGCGTATCCGTTTGTGAATGGCGGCGACATTGAAGATTTAGGTTTAAATCCGCTCACCATCCAACTGCAAGCAGTGTTTTATGGTGAGGGATATTACACTGATTTTAAACGTTTTTTATCAGCCTTGGAAAAACAAGGAGCGGCGGTATTAGTGCATCCGATTCGGGGGCGCTTGCAAAATATGCTTTGCACCTCGGCTTATTTTCACCACGAAGCAGATTTTGTGGACTATGTCACAGTTAGTCTTAGCTTCCAGGAAGCCACTCCAGCAAAACCGATCTTCTTGTTTAATTTTTCTGTGCTTGGCTTGATTGATGAACTATTAACCAAACTCGAAGACTTGGTGGATGATGTATTGGAGCTATATGGCACCTTTATGGAGGGGATCTCTTTTGCCGCTAATGTCAAATCACGTTTATTAGGCTCGTTTGGCGCGCTTTACGGCTGTTTTGAGCAAGTGCGCGATATGTTTGACATGGACAAAAAAAAGCATGCTATCTCAGTAAATACACCGACGTCTAAAGAGGCGTTTAAACAACAAGGCAGCAATGCTGTCCGTGAGATGGCGAGCATGATTCGCGATGGCTTAACGGCTATTGCCAACCGTGACGACCTAACCGTGCGAGCAAAATTTGATGAGGTCACTCGCACCGTGAAAAGCCTATTAGAAATTGCACCGAATTTAAGCAATGGCAAAAACAGCAAATCAAATACCCTGAAATCATTAACGTCATCCTTGACGGCGCAGGACACTAAAGAAATCTTCTGCGCCGTGCAGTTGTTGGCAACGGCGACTGTGTTGAAAATCGCCACGCAGTTTATTGAGGACGATTCGTTAATTCCGTCCGAAATTGATTACATTGTGACGGAATCGCGCTTGCAAGCTTTGGCGACGTTGAATACCGTGCGTGCGTTAGTGCAGGCGGAGCAAAATGCGATGACATTACATTACGTCAAAGATGATTTCGGGTTGATGTCATTGCACGCAAAAAAACAAACAGGCGCAAGACAACTGCAAAAACCGAACACGGGGCTTTATACACAAGCCTATAACACAGCAGAAAAACTGCGTCAACAAAGCCACAAATTAACCCAGCTTGCGTTGGCGGCGATTAATCGCAAACCGCCTTTAATTATTCGCACGGTGGAATTTGATAGCACGATTCAGCAAGTGGCACATGCCTTTTATGGCGACTACACCCGCGCAGGTGAGCTGTTGCGTCTGAATCCGCACATCCGTTACCCGAATTTTATTTCACGTGGTGAGGTGCTCAATGGCTACGCAAAATAACGGCTACCCGTTTAACAATGAGATTGTGGTTGAGATTGATGGAAAACAGCACAAAAACTGGAAAAGCTACGATATCGACAGCGATTTCTTAATTCCTGCGGATGCCTTTAATTTCAGCATTGGCGTGCCGTCAGACAATACTGTTTTAGCGGATTATTCAGGCAAAACGGCAAAAGTACTGATTAACGGCGAGCTCGTACTAACAGGCATTGTTGACACTACTCAACATTCTATCTCAAAAACCGACCGCACTTTTAGCTTAAATGGGCGCGACAAGGCGGCGATTTTAGTGGATTGCTCCGCGCCGATTACCAACGTTAAAGGCTTGACGCTGTTAGATGCGATTAAAAAAATTGTGGAGCCGTTAGGCATTAAAAAAGTGGAGCTTCGGGCAGAATCTAACCCGACGTTAGATAAAGTTGACATCGATATTGGCGAAACCGCGTGGAATGCACTTATCCATTGTGCTAATTCGGCGGGGTTGCACGCATGGTTTGATCCTGCCGGCATGTTGATTGTCGGCGGTGCGGATTACTCTACGCCGCCAGTAGCAACGTTGTGTTGTGTGAAAAACGGCAAGCGAAATAATTTCACACAAGCAAGCCTAACCACTGACGTATCACAAAGTTTTTCAGAGATCACTTTTCTGGCGCAACGGCACGGGCGCAGCGGTGACGACAATAAAAATGATCTGAAATGGGTATTTAAAGATGATGCCGTTGAGACCTACAAGCCTAAAACCGTGATTGTGCCGGATGTGGAAAACTTAGAAGCCCTGAAAAAATGGGCGAAAAAGTACATTGCGGACAGTATTTTAAACAGTTTTACTCTGACGATTACCGTGCCTGACCATAAAACGCAGGACGGTGTGTTATGGACGCCTGGGCAACGGGTGCACGTCATATGCGAGGAATACGACATTGACGCGATTTTCTTTTTGATGGGGCGCCGTTTTGCCTTAAGCCGACAAGGCGGCACAACCACGGAACTACGCTTAAAACAAGACGGTGTGTGGACGCCTGACGCTTATACAAATAAATCAAAAGAGGCGCGTAAGCGAAAAGGTAAAAAAGGCAAGAAAAATAAAGGCGATTTGATTGTATTGGATGGGGATTAGCATGAGACGATTGGGACAAGTAATAAAACAACACACGGAAAGCGCCTTGGGCGCGGTACGCCAAGCCTTTCGCGGAAAGTTGAATTTAGTCAAAAGTGCGGACAATATCCAAAAAGTGCAGGTGTCCGGATTGGCAGATGAAACCTTACAAGACGTGGAATTGATGCAACAATTCGGCTTAACGTCTGTGCCGCCTGCGGGAACGCAAGTGGTGGTATTGCCCATGGGGGGCGAAACGACACATTCTATCGTTATCGCTACCGAAAATGGATCTTTTCGGGTTAAAAACTTGAAATCGGGCGAAACGGCAGTTTACGATGAAAGCGGAAGCACGATTATTTTAAAACAGGGTCGCTTAATTGAAATTGATTGTGATATATTAAAAATCACAGCCTCTACTAAAGTCGAAATTAGTAGCCCGCTTGTTGAGACAGACCGCGTATTGACCGCACAAGGTCAAATCAACGGCAACGGTGGCATGGCAATTCAGGGCGGTTCTGGAGCGTCATTTACCGGTAACGTAACGCAAACAAAAGGTAGCTTTACTACTGATGGCGACGTGACTGCTAATGGTAAATCCCTTATTAATCACACTCACCGCGGTGATAGTGGTGGCGTAACCGGAAAACCTCAATAATCAAATAAAAGGCGGTGTAGAACTCTCTCCCCGCCTTTTTCTTTCCCCTTTATTTTACTCTGTCAGCATGGACAGAGAAATCAGCCCGCTTACCGGGGACTATACAAATTCGCATATCAGTACACTGCAAAATGCCGTGTATATCAGATTAACTACGCCATTAGGCTCGTGGTGGGCAAATGGGCGTGTAGGTTCTCTGCTCCATACTATTCAACGGGAAAAAGACTTAAGCCGTGTTGGCATGTTGGCGCAACAATATGCCGAAGAGGCGTTACAGCCGTTAATTGATGACGGTCGCGCAAGTGAAATCATTGTAACGCATGAACAACCGCACAACGGCAAAGTGCTTCTTTCAATATCTGTGACCGACAGCCGGGGCGAACAATACACGTTTAAACACCCCGTAAACGTCATTTAAAAGGTGTTTAAATCGTGTTTATTGTGCCAAACCTTGAAGAAATCCGCGCCAGTCTGTTGCGCGATTATCAAACGTATTATCCCAATGCCGACACGTCCGAAGACAGTGACGCTTATGCCCGTGCTAGTAGTTTAGCGGCATGCGCAGAAGGGATTTATGCACACCAAAAATGGATGATTAAACAGTTTTTTCCAGACACGGCTGACACTGAATTTTTAGAAAAACACGCAGAGTTACGCGGTTTGCGCCGACGAAACGCCACTTATTCAGCAGGTAAAGGCGCTACTGTTAGTGGTAATCCTGATGCAGTGATTGCCGTTGGTTTACAAATCAAAACCGAAGATGGACGTTTTTATGAGACAACCGAAAGTGCGGTAATTCCCGCTAGTGGTTCGGTGATTGTTGCGGTGCGGTCGCTTGCCACCGGTGCAGTACAAAATATCAAAACCGCTACAAAAGGATCGTTTATGGCGGCGCCAGTTGGCGTGAGCACGGATGTTGTATTAAATGATGTGGTTGGGGCGACCAATGCCGAAAGCGATAGCTCATTGTTGGAGCGTTTGCTTAATAAAATCCGCCGACCCGCAGCAGGTGGCAATAAATACGATTACAAAGATTGGGCGTTAGAGGTGGATGGCGTTGAACAAGCGTATGTTTACCCGCTACGCCGAGGGCTCGGTACAGTTGATATTGCGATTACGGCCGATAATGGTGTGCCAAGTGATGACACGGTACGTCGCGCGCAAGAATACATCGACCAAGAGCGCCCAGTAACCGCAAAAGAAAGCAAAGTCGTTAAACCCGATGTGACAAAAGTCAACTTTAACATCCAGGTTAAAATCAGCGGTGTCGCATTAAATGACATTAAGACCGCCATTAACAATGCATTACGGGATTATTTTAATGGTTTAATCCCTGGGGATGACTTGATTGTGTCCCAATGCGAAGCAGTGATTAATAACTTAATTGGCGTGGTTGACCGCCGTTTTATTGCACCAACAGCTAACCAAAAAGCAGACATTATCAATAAAATCGAATGGTTTAGATTGGGCGAAATCACCGTGACGGAGATGGCTTAATGCAGCACGCTAATGTATTGAAACAGCTTTATCCGCCCGTGAGTTACAACATCAATGGTGAACACTTTATCGCACAATGCGAAGTGGACGGCAGTGCATTTGACCGCTTACAACAAAGCGCAGAAGAGGTATTGGCAGCAATTGAGCCCGCTACCTCAAACCAAATGTTATCCGATTGGGAGCGTATTTGCGGGATTAAAACGGATTTAAGTAAATCTTATCAAGAGCGCGTTAAACGTGTCATCGTACAACTTAATGCCGTTGGCGGCTTGTCTATCCCATACTTTACCCGCATCGCCGAAAGTATCGGTTATCAGATCCAAATCAAAGAGTTTTCGCCCTTGCAAAACGACCTGCCTAATCCAGGTGACTTGGTGCAATTTAGAAATGAGCCACGCGAGAGCTTGATTTATATGTGGCGGGTGACAGTGTTAAACGGTGACGACAATATTGTGTATTTCCGCGCGGGTAGTTCGTTTGCCGGTGATCACCTGGTCGAATTTGGTGATCCAATAATTGAAGAGTTCTTTAGAGACTTAAAACCCGCGCACACATACTGTTACTTTGCATATCAATAGAGACCAAAAAAATGAAAACGTTACTACCCGAAATTAATTCCGCTGACAAGCGCTTTCATGCTGGCAACCCCGCAACAGGTGAGCAAGGCACACGCGTGACAGACACGTGGCTAAACGATGTGCAAGACCGCGTGCGAGACATGCAAGCTGAGGCGCATTATGTGTTAGAAAAAGCCGGATTTACTCCGAAACAAGAACAACAAACGCAACTATATCAAGCGATTGTGAAAATCATTGATGATAACCGTAAAAAAGCCTCTACCACGCAAAAAGGCGAGGTACAACTTTATTCCGGCTATGATTCAGATTCGGAAGAATTGGCTGCTACACCTAAGGTCATTAAAACCCTAAAAGGCTTTATTGATTCAATCACGCGAAGTTTGACAAATTACATCCCGAATAGCAAAAAATCCAGTGAAGTTAACAGCACAAGTGCTGATACTGTAGCTACATCGGCTGCCGTCAAAACGGCTTACGATAAAGGCGTTGCCGCAAACAACAACGCTGAGGGTCGCATATCTAAATCTGGTGATAGATTAACTGGCATTTTATATTCCGTGGGTATCTCATCTAAACATTTTGGGTATGGCGCTTATGCTAATCAATATACTAGCGGCGCACCGTTTATGGTTGAGACTACAGAGTCGCAAGACCGTGATACGTATCATCCATTTGTCAAAGGGTTGGTGCGGTCAAAAGGACATTATGGCGCTGGATTTTCATTCGGGTACACAACAAAGCAAGGTCAAGGTGATGGCTTTGGACGAGGCATTATCCATCTTATTGAGGATAATGGCGCTAACAAAACGTGGGCTTTTGAGCATAATGGTGATTTTGTTTCGCCTAATGATGTGCTGTCGTCAAGTGGTAGATCTATTAACAAATCTATCCAGCAGGACGAGGTCGTCGGTGAGGTCGCATTCTTTGCTCGGACAACGCCGCCTAGTGGTTGGCTCAAAGCGAATGGTGCAGCCGTATCCCGTACAACATACGCCGCACTATTTGCTGCAATAGGGACAACATTCGGCGCAGGCGACGGCCGAACTACTTTTAATTTACCTGATTTACGCGGCGAATTTTTGCGCGGTTTAGATGATGGACGAAATATTGATAGGGGCCGCAGATTGGGGACCGCTCAAGGCGATGCTATCCGAAATATTACAGGTAAATTAGATGGCTCAGCCATGGGGAGCGGTAACCAAGTGCTTGAGGGCAAGATGATTGCGTCTGGTGCAATAGGGACAACATATCAACAAAGACAATGGTCAGGAGACCAGGGCGGCTGGGGTGAGCAATCTGTGTCATTTGATTTTGACGCATCAAGAGTGGTACCAACCGCAAACGAAAACAGACCGCGCAACGTCGCATTATTAGCTTGTATTAAATACTAAGGATAAACCATGACTTACCCATTAATAAAAAAAGTATGCCAATTAGATGAGCAAGGCATTTATGTTGGACAAACGGATGCCGATTTATCCCCGGAAGAAGCAGATAATGGTGTTTATTTAATGCCTGCCGGTTGTGTAGATACTGATCCACCAGAAGATAAAAAAGGCTTTGTCGCGAAATGGACAGGCGAAGCTTGGGAATACATTGAAAACCATATTGGCGAAACAGTGTACTCAATAACAACGAAAGAATCATTGGTAATTAGTGAATTTGGCTCAATCCCTGATGGGTACACGGCGGCTAAGCCCGAAAGCGATCTTTGTGAGTGGGACGGCAAAGCATGGGTAATACCTCCCGAAAAACTGACCGCACTTTTAACAGAAAAGCGCAACCGCCTAATCGAGCAAATTGATAGTCATGCCGCAACAATTTATAGCACGTGGACGCGCTTTGAGTCTGAGTATCGTGAGCGCCAAACAGCGGCAGAAACGTATAAGGCAGCTAATTATCAAGGCGTATGCAGCCGATATATTACAGACTTTGCCAAACGCGCGGGGTTAAATAATCAAGCAGCAACAGATTTGATTTTGGTGCAAGCAGCAGGATTAGAAAAACTACAAATGGAGCTTGCTAACCAACGCATGCGCAAGTATGAGCTCAAAGCACCTAATCTCACACTTGAGCAAATGCAGTCAATCTATGATGACATCATCAAACAAATGGATCACTTAATGGAGGCTTATAATAATGGCTAATGTTTATTTGGCGCTTTATAAAGGCAAAAAAACAGGTCTTAAACCAGCCACACTTTTGGCACGTTTTTCAGACTGGCTTACCCGTAAACTGACAAAAGGGCCTTACTCTCACTGCGAAATTGCTGTTGAGCGCATTGAGTACACATCAGGCCATCACTACGAGCATGAGCTCCATTATGATTGTTATTCATCATCTATTCGAGATGGCGGGGTACGCTGTAAAGAGATTGATCTCACTGATAGAAATAAGTGGGATTTGGTGTTGCTTGATGGTGTTAGCGAGGCAGAGGTTGAGTTTTATTTTAACTCTACAAAAGGGAGTAAATACGATTGGTGGGGAGCTATCGGTATTATACTAGGTATTAAACAAAAACGCAGTAAATATTTTTGTTCTGAGTGGTGTTTTAACGCAGTCACCGGTAAAACTCAAGGTTGGCGATTTAGCCCAAATCAATTAGCAGCTATTTTTAAAAAAGGATAAATTTATGAAAATTGGTAACAAAATAAAATTACGTAACGGCAATGCTGGCACTATCGTCTATGAGAGCCCATTTGGCAAATTATTAATCGTTGAGCATAACGGTGATGAGTTACCACCTAGCCACTGGCATAATGCGGATGGTACGTTTTATGCAGATTGTACAAGTGATTTAGATGTAGTTCAGGAATAAAGACGGCGACACTATCTGTGCGGGAACACGGATAATGCCAGCTAAGCAGAATAAGCCTGCATATAGCTATATGCCGCCTACCTCGCGAGGCAGGCGGTATTTTAACAAAACCGCTAAAAATGGGAAAGTATATGCAGAATTTAAAAGAGATCCGTTGCCAGTGTTGCAACAAATTATTGGCAAAAGTCGGCACAGTGAAACATTTAGAAATCAAATGTAGTCGCTGTAAAACCATTAACCATATTAATTAACTTGATTTGAGTGTCGGAGTGTCAAGAACACCGGAACGCCATAGATAAGAAGGAAAACACTATGGCAAATCAAGCCAAAAGAAACTTTAAGCAAGCCCCATTACCGTTTGTCGGTCAAAAGCGCAACTTTTTAAATCACTTTAAAGCGATTTTAAACGAGCAGATTCCTGGCGATGGTGAGGGCTGGACGATTGTTGATACGTTCGGTGGTTCAGGCTTGCTTAGTCATACTGCAAAACAACTCAAACCTCGCGCTCGCGTGATTTATAATGACTTTGACGGTTACGCTGAGCGCATTAAGCATATCGATGACATTAATCGCTTGCGTGCGCAAATTGCGGCGTTGTTAGTGGATATCCCACGCCAAAAGCGCATCACCGATAAAGCGCTCAAGGCGCAGATTATTGACACCATCAAAGCGTTTGACGGCTATGTTGACCTTGCCACGCTAACCAGTTGGCTGTTGTTTTCTGGGCAACAGGTCGGCACGTTTGAGGAGTTATGTGCCAAGGACTTTTGGCATTGTTTACGCCAGTCAGACTACCCATCTGCAGACGGTTATTTGGACGGCGTGGAGGTGGTCTCAGAGTCGTTTCATACACTACTACCACGCTTCGCAGCCGACCCGCGGGCGGTATTTGTTTTAGATCCACCTTACCTATGCACCAAACAAGAGAGTTACAAACAGGCGCATTACTTTGATTTAATCGACTTCTTGCGATTAATCAACATCACCCGCCCGCCGTATATCTTCTTTAGCTCAACTAAGAGCGAGTTTGTACGCTTTATTGAGTACATGCAGGAGGACAAGGTAGATAACTGGCAGGCGTTCGACGGCGCGCAGAGAGTGGCAATCAAGACCGCCATCAACTACCAAGGCCTGTACGAGGACAATATGGTGTACAAATTCTGATTTTTTTAGTGTATTCAAAGCCCCTTTAAACATAGTTTAAGGGGCTTTTAAATTTATTTAAAAAAATTTTTAAAAAGTGCTTGCAATCTTATATTGTACAATATAATATATGCTCCGTAAGCAAGAGGGACGCCGCACCAAAGCTTACAATCAGATTCATAGCGGTAGGAGATATAAAAATGACAACTCAACAAATCAACGATATGTTAAAAAATGCCGGTATCAATGGTTATGCAAACGACTGGAACGGCAAAAGAATCTATATCAACCTCAATAGTAAAGACCGCTCTTTTGCCGGTGACCGCAACTGGCAGTTATATTTTGATATTGCCTCAAATAGCCTAATCTCCAAAAATGTGAAAGGTACATGCACAAGAGCATTTACCGCCGATGTTAAAAAAGTAGAAGCGCTATTCAAATAATAACAAGCCCATCGAAAGGTGGGCCATTCCAAGAAATGGAGCAAGAAAATGTATAAAGAAGAATACAGAACAATCAGCGGTACATACCCAGACGGAAGACATCGCGCGATCCACGTTACAGTTGACGGCGTGACAAAATGCGCAGCATTAGACATGAGCCAACCGGTTACATTAAAACGCCTCCACGAAGTCAAAGCAAAACTGAAAGCGCAAACCGGTATCGATTTTAATTATTTACGCATCGAGCACAAGGTATGGGAGTTTGATTGTGACCCAGATAATAAAGAGATGATCAGTCACATTAATTATGGCGATATTCCCGGCACAAAAACGGTAGATAAGACATTTCAATTTTGGGCTGACAAGAATCGTTTACTAATATGGGATCACGACACACCGATTTACGAAAACAATAACGGTGTAATTTGCAAAGACCCGGACGTATTAGCTGATTGCCTCTGCTAATCGGTTAAACATAATAGACCGCCCTTTGGGTGGTTTTTTAAGGAGTAAAAATGGCAGAAAAATACATCTACCACGTCACTACAACAACTGGACACGCGCGCAAAAGCCCACGCTCGGAAATCTCCGCTGATACGACCGCACTTTTAAGGCCATGGGTTGAGGATATGATTAAAGGTGAGTTGCGTGGCATTATGGATACGCACTACTCTTGCCGGTGTGAGCAACACAGCAGCAAGATGATTGAGTTTGTCATCAGTCGATTAAGCGACGACTTTAAGCAAACAGACCTGGTGCGCTTCGTTGTATGTAATCATTCCCGCCGAAAAAAAGTGGCATGGGCTTGGGTTGGCGGTATAGGTGATGCCCCCGAGGTGCCGTTTTGTGCAGTACAGCTATTAACTGACAATGTTATCCCTGATGACTTTAATTATATCCCTGTTTTCGCAGATTTTGAGCGCTGCATAGCGTGGACTTGGTTGGAGATGATGCAAGATAAAAAGGAGCCAAAATGA